TGACAATTCCAGGCGAGCCGCAGTCACCGTAAAAGCAGCCAATGGACACTGGTGCTTTTACAAAAGATTAAATGAAACAATCCTGCGGATTGCTAGGGGCGCTCTTTAGCGGTCGCAAGCTCCCTTAGGTGTGTAGTGTCTCGACACAATAACAGATACAAAGAGACATACACCGAGCGTACACTAAACAACACTTAACCACCCTGTAGTACCCTATCGTGTGCCTATTAGTCTGGTGTCACCCCATGCTTAGCAATCCTTAGAGACCCTTAGGTGTCCCTTAGTGTGTCCTTCGTAGCTAAAAAGACCACCCCTTAGACCCCCTGAGGGGGTAACTGCAAACTATTCACATCTCAAAAGGGTATTCACATTTTTCTGTCAAAATGAGGCTGAAAGACTCTAAGAAGCCCTCTAAGAGACGGTAGTGTTAAGGTAGCGTTGGGGGTGGACGAAACACTAAAGTCTCCTAGAGGAGCTTAGATCACCTCCTAGAGGAGTTGGTGAAGTGGGTGTGAAGCTGACAGGCTCATAAGACCCCTTAGGATACCTAACAGGCTCATAAGATACCTTATATACTATAGGTAAACGGGGGGGGGTCTCCTTGTAAGTGTAACCTTTTAAACAGCACCTACAATCAACAACTTACAACCCGTTAGGGTTGGTGTTAAAGTAGAGGGTTAGAGGGCTTATTCTTTACTTTCTCAAGTCTGCTCTCAAGACCTTTAAGTTCTTCTTGAATTGAGCTAACTTTTGTTTGAAGGACTCGTACATCTGATTTAATCTGTCCTGTACTTGGGATACGTATGCCTTCAACCTTGTCAGTTGTAGCTTTAACTTGTCCCCTAAGCTGTTCAATTTCTTTACCAATGTGTCCAATGTCATTGTCTTCTATCCTCACTTCTAACTTAGTTAATCTAGCTTCCAGATGGGTAGCATCTGTGGATGCCTCTAGTTGAGACACCTTCTCATTGAGTGTTCCGTAACCAACAGCCACACCACCAATGGAAGAAGCAATACCTATCCATAAGGCTACGTCTTGTGCATTCATCGTAATATCATCTCCATGTCTTGTTGTGGGTCATTAGCGTACATAAAGTACATAGCACTCTCTACACCTACGTTGTGCTGCTGCCAGTCAAGGTTAAGTTGTCTGGGCATTAATTCATCAATAGAAACTGCTGTGTTGGTAAAGAAGTCCATGACTGTATTCGTAGCCATGAATGAGGCAGCTATAGTGTCTATGACGTAGCTGTCCTGAGCGTAACCTTCGATCATGTTCTTGGTCATACTAGCCTCAAGCATACCATCAATGCTGGTGTTAAACTGTTTACGACTAGACTCTTTAATAGCCCGTAAATCATTCTCAGTTGCATACGCTTCTGCATTGATCTTTGTCTGCTGGTCTCCATCAACGAGCATCTCAGCTATACTTGTAACTGCCGCTATTTCGCTCGCAGCTTCGATTAGAGAGTCTTTCTCTTCCTCATATGTACCTTGCTCTACGTCAATCATATCGTTCAGTAGAACGGCTGTGAGAGCCTCTGGGGTGCTGTTTGCTAAACCATCAGCATAAGCTGCATTAAAGACATCCATCTGTTCCGTAGTTAGTTCGTATTGTGTACCATCTTCGTTATTGTAGATAATGGTGTTACCATCGAGCATAGACTGAGTAGTCCATTGGATGTAGTCCTGCATATTACTGTTTATTACAGTCGTTATCGTAGACGTGCTTTCGCTTAAGTGGGTCATATCGAAGTCGTTTTCCCCTGCATTCGCTGTCCTTGGTAACAATAACAGGAGCAACAGGGACAAACTCAGGGTGTTCCGTATAATATTCAAGTGCTTCATCTCCAATGAGTCCTTTTATGGGGCATGGGGTCTGTGCATTACGCATAGCCCACCACACCCGAGGGTCTTGACACATAATACTGGTAGCTGCCACCTTTAGCCCTAGACTAGAAAGCTGCCTGCTGAGCTTTAAACGCTCACAGTTCTCATCTATCTTCATCTTAGACGTACTAATCCCTATTTGTAGGGTCTGCACACCTGAGCCTGAAGTAACGATACAGGTATCTGTCTGGTATGTAGGGGTGGAAGGAGCTACAGCAGTAGTTACTGGCATACCTTCTTGGTTAACGGTTGTTTCGGTTGTAGTTGTAATAGTCTCTGCTTGCTGATTAGTCCCAAAGTCGCCTACAGTCGCCTCACTGCTCAGTGAAGGTGCAGCTACTAGAACTAAGCTCGCTATTAGTAGTCTCTTCATTTACTTTTAACTCTTCTATTTTAAGAACCCACGATTGTGGTATGGCTATGTAAGCACCACCCTCTTGTAGTTCTTCTGCTACAATTCGAGAGCGCATAATGATTACTTTTTCTTCATTATTGAGAACAAGCCAGCCTACTTCCTGACAGACAGCCATATCGTGTCTTAATATGTCATCAATATCAGTCCAAGACCCGTCAGAGTCTTGAGCATCTTGCCATGTTAGGCGTACCATAGGAACTAGATTCATATCCATGAAGATTGCCTCGGTTTTGAGTTTATATTATAGCCATTGACAAACTTATCTAGCTCATCCATCAACAACTGCTCTTTTCTGTCTAATATTTCTCTATCAACATCAGCAGCCATCTGTTCTACCCAGTATGCTACACCCATTGCTAGGGCATCTAGCCTATCATCGTGAGATAGTGAGCCTCTATACCTTGTAATACGGGACATCTGGTATAACAGCATATATCGGGAGGCTTGCTCTGGAGGTCTGTGTTGAACACTATCAAAGTCTTTTTGTATGACCTTTGGATCAATGATTAACCTGTGCTGGTTCATAACTGGCTCAAGTGTGTCAATGATTCGCTTTTCCTTTTGGATGTTGTGTCTTACTTCCTCCATTGTTACAGGGTATATCTTTCTTAGGTAAGGCTTGAGTAGCTCATTAAACATACCATCACCAAAGTTACTCTCAATAAGCACTACGTTGACTTTATGTTTCTTCGCTATCGTAGCTAGTTTGGTTAGCGTAGCATCATTATAACCACCTTCCAGACCACTACACTCAGGAACGTATAAGAAGCCATTAAGCATCTTAACAATCGCATAAGCAGTCTCATCCTTACCTCGACCAGCAGGATCAATGACCAATACCGAACCTGTGTAGTCCACGTAGTCGCCCACAATCGCCTCTGGTGCGTAATACTTGTCACCCGCCAGACCTACATTGGGTATGTCCTTAACTTCCTTCATAACGCCATACACGAGCTTCTCGGGGGCTTTATCACCGTCTACAGACATAACCATTAAGTCTGAGAACTTCAGAGGGTAACGGTCGGTGTCTGAGAGGCTTGTATCCAGCATAAACTGGAGAGCAAAGCCCGATCTGCCGTATGACAGCTCTCGCTCAAGTAGATCCTCATCGTCAAATCGCATAGGATCGACTGGCTGGCCGTTTAAGGGCTTATCAGCAGCATGGATAGCATCCCAAAGCATAGGAGCTAAACGGTTGCCATACGCCTTCTCAGCGTCATCTGTGGAGGGGTAACGAGCAGGCCAGATCCTCATCTGATAGCCACGCTCTGTCAGGGTGTTATACAGACTCATCTCACACTGAGGAGTACCTAAATAGAGTATTTTTCCATCAGGTTTGAGTACCGCATCGAACTCTTTCACAGCTTCACCGAGCTTCTCACGCATCATTTGCGTCATCGAGTTGTTAGGTACTTCGATGTCATCTGCTATGATGATGTCTGCCCGACTGCCTGTAAGCTGACCAGTGATACCGACTGATTTAACAGAGGGGCTACCACTAGCCAGCGCAGGTCTTACGTCAAACGCAATCTTACTCCACCGTTGCTCACTTGTCGCTATGAGATGTTGGCACATTGGGAGTTCAAGAATTAAGCGTTGGGTGAATGTCGAAAAATCGTCAGCTCGTTGTTTTGAGGCCGACACTACCATGAACTTCTTCTGGGGGTCGAGAAGTAACTGGTGAACGACAAACGCTGCCGTGATGTAAGACTTACCTACGCCACGAAAGGCTTCGATAATGGCTCTTCGAGGACACGTTTGGATGTACTCGGCCATATCGTATTGTACTGGAGTTGGATCAGGTAGGTTAAGGTGCTTCCAGACTATATATAAGAAGTTTCGGAAGTCCTTTAACTGCTCTGGTACGTTATCCATTACGACTCCTGTTATTCTTCACACTAGAGATGCGAAGGTTTTTTTTAGATTTATTAAGGGGATTGCGATCTACATGATCAATATCTTTTCCATGTAAAGCAGCCTTACCATGTACTTTAACCATATCACGCCTAGATTGTTTTCTGGCATCGTTACGTCTACGCTGGGCAGGCTTCTTGTGGTAACGCTCGTACTCTTGCTTATAGTTCCTAGCCATTACTTCTTACCTTTTTTTACAAAACCTATTTTCATGTTAGCGTAAGCTTTCTTAGAAATTGTAGAGTTCTTTTTAGATCGGCTAGTGTTAGCTTTCTTTCTCTTGTTTATGTTTGCATATAAAGACATTAGTGTTTCGCCTCCTCAAACGGCAGCTCTTTGAGTAAGTTAGCCATAGGTGATTCAGCAGTTATGATGTCGTTGCTTGCTCCGTTATCTTTAAGAAACTTAACAGCAACCGACAGCTCTGCCGAAGTAGCCTCACCTGATCTTACTCTTGCGAGTAGTTCCTCGGTGACCACTTCGTGTAGTTCTTCTAGTTTGTTAGACATTACTTACCTCTTTTCTTCTTGTACTTCTCATCAAGCTTCTTGTTCTGCTTTTTGATTTCGTTAGCAGCAAGAGCTGTAGCACCTACTAATAAAGCACCACCTGTAACATCTTGCTTTAGCTCTTGCCTTTTTTTGTATCTGTCACGAGCAGTAGCTGAACTCCCTTGCTTTCGTCTTTCAGCTCTTTGAGCCGCAGTTTTCTTTTCTCTAAGGCTTTGATTACGCTTGTGAGATTCTCTATTAGCTTTACCGAGTTTTTGATGGGCTTTGTGTGTTTTTTCGGAACTTCCTGTTCCTGTACTTTGCTTCGATCTTGCTTTTGTATAAGCTTTTTTAGCTTTCTTAGCTTTACGTGCTGCTAAGGCTGCCCTAGCTGCTGCTATTCCTAATTGAATTGCCATTCTAATAACTCCAGATTACGGGGGTTGATTCTCTCACGTCCACATGAACGAAAGTCTTTGCAATACCGATGCCTGTAAACCCCATCGCTAGTGCATTTTGTACGATAGTGTAGCGATCAGCTCCGTGATGGATGCGAATGTCCGCTGCAATACCTAGAGTATGTTGACCACCTTTTGTTTTATGCCTCTCGACACTGTGCATTGGATCACGATACCCTGAAGTGATAATAAAGGGAAACCCGCAAGCTTCCCTTAGTTCGTCTAGTTTATGGATAAAACCTTCACTCATGTTGTTCTTGCCAGTCTCCTGACAGTTAAAGTCTTCGTACTTGAAGTATTTAAAGTTCACTTATTGACTCCTTTAACTTTCTCGAATGAACGCATACCACCAAGACCAAGCATACCCATTAGTACGGGCATCATAACACTGGTGTCAGCTTGAGGTACAATTATACCAAAGGGTGCTGCAAGAGGGCTTACTAAGAAGTTAATAGTAAAGCCACCTACACATACCCAAGCTGTCGCTGGTCGCCATGAAGATTGAAACCAGTTACCTTTGGCATCAAGTTTGTTCACCTCTATCTGAGCTTTAGCAATCTCGTGTACGTGCTTCTCAGACATGGTAGCAATTTCATGTGCTATCTTTTGTTTAGTATCTGCATCAGGGATAAACTTATCCAGCAATCCCGTTACAGGAGCTATTAATTGTTCTAACATCATACACCTATTAATTTAAGAAACTGACCAAGCCCCATAGCTTGACCCCAATAGACAACTGCGCCACCTACTACGAGCCACTTGATCTGGGCTAGGGACTTATTAATACAGTCTAGCTGTCTCTTTAGCTCTATGGCGTTGTCTTGAAGAGACTTAAGCTGCTCTTCATGCAAGTCTACACGCCACT